AAGGGGTGTCGTATATCCTCCAAAAGTATTAGTCCCAAAACCATAACCATATCCTTGACTGATCGGTCCAATCACATAATAAAAATCGATGGTAGTAGAGCCTCCTGTACCACTTCCCGTAGCATTACTAGCCATTTCAATGTCCATCGTGGTCGCACTCGGTACATCTTTGACTTCAAATAAAGTATCTTCAAAATCAGCATCAGTAAATCCTGTTGATAAAGCCGTAACACCGCTTACACTATCTAATAAAATAATATCTCCAACCGAAGCACTGTGAGCACCACTAGTTGTTAAGGTGACTGTTGCATCTCCACTCACCATTTTGAAAGTAGAGCCCGTTTGTTGACGTCCTGTATCTAGAGGCGTGATATCATAGATTGCACCTTCATAATAAATGTATAAACATTTATTGGTTCCAATAGCCGCGTATTTATTACCTGCTAAATCGACCCAGGTATGTTGATCACGGCCGGCTCCGATTAAATTATCTGCAACGAGTTGAGACCATCCTCCTACTTTTTCAGGAAAACCATAACGAAAACGGGCATAATCTGCATTAACCCATTTACCTTCGGCTCCTGTATCTGAGGATTGTTTATCTAATCCAGGTTTTAATCTGATTTTATGTAGCATAGAAAATCCGTTTCTATTACAAATATACTAGATTTTAGTTGATATCAACTGATTACACCAACCGTTTTCATAGTCAATAGCCATGACTTCTTTAGCTTTTGCTTCTTGGGCCTCGGTAATAATTCTAGAAGGATGTTCCCTGAGCCTTGTTTTCTGTATCTTTCCCCCTCCTAACTGTTCTAGGAACGGACGCAAGTGGGTATCGATTTCTTTCATATTCCAAACATGGGTATAGAGGCTGGGATCAGGGCCCAACATGTCCGTGTTCGTTCGACAATGAATTCTGATGTAATTGTTTTTTAAGTGATGTTCATAGGCCCATAGAAAATGATCGAGATTATTAAGAGAGGGATATTGTTCCTGACAATAATAAAAACCACTAATGATCTTATCAATGGGATCACGGTAGACCGCAATTCTTATCTCACATTCTTTAAGTTCTTTATGATAGGCTTCAAAGCCTTTCTCACGTCCGATGTAGGAATCTTTGCCACAAAAATCTTGAATGTTAGTCCCACTATAGGTCGTAGGTTTCTCGTTCCAGAGAAGCTGGCCAAGATAATTAATGATGGTAGTGGACCCTGCTTTATTATTCCTGACATACCCGAGACGTTTACCGCCTAAAGTTACACGGACTAAAGCCATTATTTTTTAGGGATGCCTAAGAGGGGGCGTCCATCTAATAAATTAGTTTTAGCAAAGGGGCCGTTGGCATGGTTGTAATGTAAAAAAACTTGTGAACATACATTTCCTTGAAAAGGTTCTCGCCAATGCTCGAGCTCACAGCCTGCATAAATCAGCATGTCTCCTACTTTTAAATCGACTCGAACTCCCTTCGGAGCGCCTGGTTTATGAATGTTTTTATATTCATCAATCACATAGTTAGCTCCGGATGGATCAAGAAAGATAGGCCATTCGTCTCCTCCTAAATGTAAGGTCGTCGAGATCTCACAACTGGGTCTGTCTTTATGACGTTTTAAAATATCTCCGTTTTCGTAAAGTCGTGTGTAAGTATAAGTGGGAATCAGTTCTAATCCTGTCTTGGCTTTCATGATAGGGATCATATACATGAGTAAGGTTTCCATCACCCAGTCTGCATATTTAGAATAAGCTCCAGGTACCTGTTTATCTTCCCGTGTTCCGATAAAAGGATTATAAGGATTGAGTTTATTATTTTTTACCATAAAATCCACAGCGTCTCGCTGGAGCATCATATAGTTAAAGATAAAGTTCGCGAGCTCTTTAGGGAGAGCTTGTCGAATCACTTGATATTTTTTTGTTTTAAAACTCATCATACTTTTCCATCTTTATCAATTTGAATAAAATTAAAAGAAACCGATACACGCCATCCCTTTTCTCCTTTTTCTTTAGATTCATTAATCTCAACTCCATGGGGGAGCCATGCTGGAAACATAATCATCTGTCCTTCGATCGCAGGATAAATCACTACACGCCAGAGGGCTCTAGGTAAATTTGGCATTCTTCGAGGTAGTATAATATTGGGTCCAGGTCTGGGATCTTCTACAAATAATCTTCCTGAATTTTCAGGAACCTTGATATAATAAACACCTGACCATTGAGCATTAGGATGAATATGTTGTTTGTTATAAGACCCTGGATAATTAATATTAGCCCACATGTTGCCTAAACCAGGCTTCGGTTCCATACCATAGTCTTTATATATTTCGTCTTGCATGGCGAAAAGTTCCTCGGTCAAAGGTTCATATTCTTTTTTAAAATTCATATCGGTGGGGCTGTGCCAGCCACCGCCCGCATTGGTTTTTGTTTCACTCTTATCTTTTTTACTCCAGGCTTTAATGAGAGGATATAAATACTTATTGAGTTTTTTGGGATCCTTCACCATCTTCATATAGATAGGAGTGGGGAATAAAATTTCTCGGTTCATTTAAAGGGAGGTCCTCCGAACCACATGACTAATGATCGTCTTATTCCTTTCTTCACTTTGGCAACACGGTGGCGAATCAGACTACAAAAAAAGATAGCTTGCCCCTGCATCAATTGAGGAGGTTTATTACCTTCACTCATAAATTCTAAATCCCCTCCTTCAAATTCATTTTGAGGAGACAGTAGAATCGTCATCGATATTTTTCTAACGGGAGGTTCAAACTGACAATTGACTTCAGCATCCATATGCCAATCATAGAATCCTCCTTTAGGGTATTCGGTAAATTGAGCAGGCTCAGTAATGGTCATGCCTTCATAACCAAAATGATTGCCATTTACTTGTTTCATGGTTCGTTCAATAATTTTATACATGTCTGGCATCGCTTTAAAAGGAATCCAGCTGATAGTTGTGATTCTCATTTTAGTATCATGCTTTCCTCCCTTTTCTCCTTTATGTCCTACCTTAGCCTCTTCCGCTTTTTGCTGATGGCCCATATTGATAATGTCTTGACATTGTTCCGGCGTGAATATAGGCGCTGTCGTATTAGCCAGTAACGATTTCCATTTAGGTTCAAAGATCATTGGGCCGTCCTTGAAGACACCGGATTATATTCAACATCCACATTACATACCAGGGTTCTTCGTTTAGCTTTTTTATGAGTGAACGGATAAACGACATGTCTTACATCATAAGGAAAGACATAAAAATCTCCAATTTTCATTTGAGGAGAATAGTCAGCTGTACAAAACTGACCGTTAGCACTTCCTAGAATCTGAAGTTGACCATTCATCGGTTGATCAGGTCTTGCAATTTCCGGTCCCATGTCTTTAGGAAGTTTAAGAATCATTACAGAAGATAGTCCTGTATACAATTTGCCTTGATGAATATGGACAGGATTATAGTCTCCTGCTTTCATTTCATTAACCCATATCGAATTGATATTCATGTTATATTCTCGAGTCTTATTCCATTTTAAATAATGATCAAAAATAGAATAGAACCATTTTAAAATATCCTCAGAGACATAGCTATGAGTATGCATTTTTGTGGTAGTGGGTCCTGAAAAAAATAAAGAAACCTCGTCAGGAATCTTTCCTGCGAGTTGTTTGTTAGCATTGGGTAAATGTTTCTTTTGGGTTTCATAAAGTTCGTTGAGTCCAACAAAGACCTCAAGAGGCACTTGATATTTTAAAACCGATTGTCCGAGGAATACAAAATCAAAGTTCATATAAATTTAATCTTTCCATATTGCTTTATAATTTCTGGAGGAAGGATATTAACATCCGTTTTACTTTTAATCAATTTTTTTGTTTTAATGGTATGCATTCCCTTACCCATAATCGTATCATCATACCCTAGTCCATTAACCACCACTTGATCTAGATTAATAAATCGATGTTTAAATGAGGGAATACCTAAAAATTTATAAATTCCTTTAATAGTTGGACCAGGTTTAGAAACAATATCTTTAAAATCAATAAAATGAACCATGTGCTTATTTTCTGGCTTTAATAAATTCTGCATACATAAAAGTTCTTTAGCTATTTGTCCGTCTTTACTCATTAAAAAATGACAGGCTTCTGTAGGATTTTTAGTCCTTCTTCTAATAAAACTATCTGGAGTTTTCTTCATCCAACTAATCCATGAAGCTAACACTTCTACAATAGGTCTAACTAAAAAAATAACTTTGATCTCTTGTTTAAAATGCTTTCTTAATAACATAAGATTTCCTACCGTTCCTGCAGGGCCTCGATCAATGATGTACTTGTAGTTCCAATTTTTATAATAAAGATTATAAACTTCATCCATGACATTGTTTAAGGACTGTTCATCAGGAAAATTTTGAAAAGTATCTATTTTTTTAAGAAGAAATAAATCTTTCATAATCTCCAAAGTAATACTATTCGGGGTACAACAGATATCAGGATTTTGATTAAGGATAGAAGTAAGTAATGTGTTTCCAGCACGTGGAAAACCCGCTAGAAAAAAGATCTTTTTATTTTTTACTGGCTTCATACGCTCTTGCACGAGAAGGAAGACCCTCGGCCTCGGTCGGAATATAATCTTGCGTAGCAGACATAAGATCTTCAGGAACTTCGCTTGTAACAATTTTAATGGGAACTTCTTTAATCCCTAATTCAAGAGCAGCGAGATAACGATTGTTTCCAATACAGCACATATACTTTTGACCTTCACATTCTTCAGTCTCAATACAAAGTAAAGGATTAACCATTCCTCGTTTCTTCATTGAGTCTCTTACCTTTTGATAGAAAGGACTGGTCGTTTGATTATGAGGATTTTTTTGTAGCTGCTGGTTTCTTAGAAATACTTTTTCGATTGGTACCATCATACTTCAGTTCTCCCGATTGTCTCACACGTTTTAAAGTTTCTAGTTGACCTAGGACATTAAAGACTTCAGGTTGTGAAGAGCCTGGTGTCAAAGTTAACTTCTTCTGTTCAAGTTGATGCGTGTATGATTCAGCTTGATGAGTATTAACATCCTTGTCATCAAAACTACCATCATGAAATTCTTTTTTAAGTTTAGACCAGGTTGAAATTTCTCTCATTCGAGCTTTGGCTACCAGTTCCATGTTCGCTCGGCCATAAAGCTTTTCTTCTAGTTCAATTTTCGCTAATTTCTTTTCAAATTTATCTTCATTAGGATCTATAATTTTGTGTTCTAATTTTTCAATTTCAACATCATTCTTCCTGTAATCAAAAGAAAGATGCATGAGGTTTTCAAAGTGAGTGTTTTGTTCACGAACGGATTGCCAGTACTTCGCAGCCTTAGTTCCATACTTATTATCAGATAAAACCGAGAAACGCATTTCAGTTTCCGTTCTAAACATTTGTTTCTTTCTCCACGTATCCTGAAGTTCAGGCACCATCTTTTTAAATTCACTTGCTTCAGATTTATCAAGTAAAACCATAAGGTGTTTGACTTCCTTATTAGCGTGCTTTTGAATACTTCTTTTTTCTTTATTCATTCTTTCTCCACTATAGTTATATTAAAACTAAACGCAAGGGTTATGAAGCTGTAAAAGTTTTAATTGCATCAGGAATAGACCATTCTTCCACTGCTGTAGTGGGAGAAGGAGTTCCTCCACTAATCGAAATGGCTGAAACAGACGTACCTACTGTTCCTTGAGCTTGACTGTCCGTTGCAGTTGATAGATCGGCAACTTCTGACCAAGATGTTCCATTCCATGCTTCTGTAAGTGTTCTAAGAGGAGTACTTCCTCCAAAATATAAAGTGGCAGTATTACTACCTGCTCCAGCTTCTCCAGCAGCATACCGTGCTGTATTTAAATCTGCGACTTCTGTCCAAGCGGAACCATTGAAACTTTCAGTGATGTCCGTCCCGGATGGGTTTCGACCTCCAAATAATAGAGCAGCAGTTGTAACTCCACATCCTCCAACATTATACCTTCCCGTGTTACAGTTAATTGTTTCTGTCCAAGATGTTCCATCATATTCTTCAACATTAGTTGTAATTGGAGGCGTACCACTAGAAAAAAGAGCAGCCGTTTGAATACCTGCCGCTCCACCATTGTCTCCTCTGGCTGTATTTAAATTGTTTACTTCAGCCCATGAAGTACCATTCCATGATTCAACAGCCGTTGTTGGACCTTCTCCTGCCGCAGCTAAAGCTGCAGTTTGAGTTCCAAAACCTAAAATAGCATTTCTTGAAACATTTATATTAGCTACTTCTGTCCAAGTAGAGCCATCATATTTTTCAGTATTACTTGTCCCTGAACCTGACATCTTAATAGCTGCTGTTTGTGTTCCAGCTCCAGCAGAACCTTTTACTGCTGTATTTACCACTGTTCCAGAAGCCCAAGCTCCTGTTCCTTGTGCTCCAAACCCTTTTAAAACTTGGCTTGCAGAATTGTACCAAACTTGTCCTTCTTGAGCGACGCTTAGTGGAGAAGCGTATGACCATTCTTCTGTTGCAGTTGAAGTAGCTGCACCACCATATGCTAGGGCAAGCGTATTAGTTCCTGCACCTCCTAAATTCTCTCTTCCAGTTGCCAGATCAGCAACTTCCGTCCAAGAAGTTCCATTCCATGATTCTGTGAGTGCACTATTAGGTGCTCCTCCAAAAGATAACGCAGCAGTACTACTACCAGCTCCTCCCACCTGAGATCGTGCTGTATTTAAATCATTTGTTTCTGTCCATGAAGTTCCATCCCAAGATTCAGTTGCGCCAGTTGCACTTGGTGCTGCTCCACCGAAACATAAAGCTGCAGTTTGAGTTCCAGAACCTCCTGGATATTCTCTCGCTGTATTGACATCATTTACTTCAGTCCAAGCCGATCCATTCCAAGATTCCGTAAGATCTTGTAGCCCCCCAGGAGGAGTATCCCCTGCAAAATATAAAGAGGCTGTAGTAGTTCCTTGTTGTGCTGAACCTGCATTTCTACGTGCCGTATTTAAAGAAGCGGGTGAAGTTGTCCACGAAGTTCCATTCCAAGTTTCAGTAGCTCCCGAAGAAGCAACAGGCGCAGGAGAGCCTGTGATACCACCATATATTATACCTGCGGTTGTTGTGCCCGATCCGCTTGAAAGTCTTCTTGCTGTATTTACATTTCCTTTTTCGGTCCATGCTGTCCCATTATATTCTTCTGTTTCATCTTTAACAGTAGGTGTTTGATAACCCGCCGCTGCAATAGCTGCCGTTTGTATTCCAAAAGAAGATAACCCATCTCTACCAGTGTTTAGTGCTCCGCCACTCGCCCATGTTCCTGAAGCTGCTGCTGTTGCATAAGGATCACTCGCAAGTGTCTCTACTGTAAAACCTTTTATTACTGAATATTCTGCCATTAGCTCACCGTCACCGTTTTAACTGTATCTACTACAGTCCATTCTTCTGTTGAAGCTTGACTGCTAGTTTGGGGACTACCCCCTGTTTTTAAAGCTAGACTAGATGTACCTCCTGGAGATCCACTTACTCCGGTCGCTGCAGTTGCTAAATCTGCTACTTCAGTCCAAGAAGTTCCATCCCACGATTCAGTTTTCGCTGAAGTAGGAGTAGGATCTGATTCCGGTGTTCCCCCATAAACAAGGGCGAGTGCTTGAGTTCCTGAAGCTCCACATTGACCTCTAGCTGTGTTTAAATTATTAGTTTCTGTCCAAGAAGTTCCATTCCAAGATTCATTCAGGCCTGTTGTTCCACCCGGTAAATTTCCTCCGGCAAATAAAGCAGCTGACTGTAATCCTACCGCTCCACCTGATCTTCGAGCATTATTTAAATCATTAGTTTCTGTCCAAGACGTCCCATTATAAGTTTCATTGGCTGCGTTTGCTTCTCCCCCAGTAAATAAAGCTGCGGTTGTAATTCCTATTCCTCTTCCTCCATAACGAGCCGCTAGAACATTATTTCCTTCTGTCCAAGAAGTTCCATTCCAAGTTTCTGAATTCGTTATATTTGTTCCTCCTGGAGGTCTTTGTCCTGACATACATAAAGCTGCGGTACTTGTTCCTGTACCCCCAGGATAATATCTGGTTGTAAGTAAATCATTAGTTTCACTCCAAGCTGTTCCATTATAACTCTCAGTTAAATCTGATTTAGTTGGAGCAGGGGGTTCTCCTGCAAAAAATAAAGCTGCCGTTTGAGTTCCTCCAGATGCTGCAAAACCTCTTTCCGTATTTAAGCCTCCACCTGAAGCCCAAGCTCCAATTCCCGCTGTATATTTTAAAGCATTTCCTGTTGTATTGTACCAAATTTGTCCTTCGTTAAGCATTGTTAAACTAGGAGCGGGATTCGTTGATGAATAATCATTCCATTCTTCGGTTCCCGTTCCTCCAGGCGGTAAAGCTCCACCAGCAAAACATAAAGCAGCAGTCTCTGTACCTGAGCCATTTGCATAAGCTCTGCCTGTACTTAAATCTGATGTCTCAGTCCAACTTGTACCATTCCATTTTTCCGTTAATTTACAGGCTGTAGGTGGGGCATTGCCTGCAAAATATAGTGCATTTTCAGTATCTGTCACAGCTGCTCCACCCAATCCTCTAGCCGTATTTAAATCTCCACTACCTTCACTCCATGATGTTCCATTCCATTCTTCTAGAAGAGCCGACTTATCTCCCGGTGCTATCAGTCCTCCTATTGCTAAAGCGGCTGTGGCTGTTCCACCACCTGAAAGCCCATATCGTGCTGTGCCTAAATCTGCTGTTTCTGTCCAAGAAGTTCCATTATAAGTTTCACATGCATCAGATGTTGTAGCACTAGGAGTAGCTTCACCGCCAGCAATTAATGCTGAGGTGTTCCCAGTTCCTGCTGAAGCTACTTGATACCTTCCCGTATTAATATTATTACCTTCTGTCCAACAAGAGCCATCCCAACTTTCAGAGAGAGTTTGATAACCTGGAGGAGAAACAAAACCACCAGCACCTATTGCATTGGTTTGTGTTCCCGTTCCCCCTATTCCAAATCTTGCAAAGAGCATATTATTAACTTCAGTCCAAGCGGTACCATTATATTGTTCTGTATTGGCTGAGGGTGATGTCGCTGGGCCTCCCCCTCCAATTTGTCCTGCACTGGTTGGCGCTGTAAGTGCTGTAGCACCTATTCGTCTTGAAGTATTTAAAGCTCCTCCTGAACTCCACGCAGCCGTAGCGGCCACGGGATCAGTAGCATAGCTCTGAGTCTTGAAACCTTTTATGGTTTTATATTCTGCCATAGTTAAGTCCTACGGTAATGTATATTTTACAGGTCTTGTGTTGTTTGCAATTGCAGGTGCTTTTTCCGCTTCTGGTAAAGCATCCCACGCCGCTTGGCTTTCCTCTATCTTGCCATCAACAATAGCTTGTGCCTCGGCTTTTGTTTTGCCAGTACCTTCTACTCTGTTGATCCAGGATACGCCTGCAGCGTTATTGCCTACAACCCAAACATCGCCAGCATGACCCGATAGATAGAAATCATTACGATCTTCGTGCGTAAAGAAGTTCTTTCCAAAGTTAGTCGCTGTGCAATATGTATTTGTTGCCATAGTGTCCTCCTTATTATTAAAATTCCTTATATCTCATTGTTAACTCACTGTCACGGTCTTGATTGTATAAACTGGGTCATTCCATTCTTCGGTTGTAGCGAGTGCCGTACTTGACGGATTAAATCCTCCAAAAGCTAAACCTGAAGTATTAGTACCGCCCCCTCCTACAGTTCCTCCTTTAGCTGCAGCAAGATCTGCAACTTCTGTCCAAGACGTTCCATCAAAAGTTTCTGTATTAGCAACACCATTAGCAGCTGCATTTGTTGTTCCACCAAAAATTATAGCTGTTGGAGCTCCAGGAACAGCATTTCCTCCTCCATATC